GCCTCTAGGGCCGCCTTCTGGGCCCGGTTGTAGTTGGTGGTTGCCCTGGCGGCCCGTGCGCCGGAGGCGGCTGCCTTGGCCTTCTTGGCGGCGATGGCGCCGGGCTTGAGGCCTCGGGGTTTGGCGAGGGTGCCGGAGGGGCGTGCCTTCTTGCCTTGGATGAAAGACTTTGAGGCGTCGGAGGGCATTTCCCACGACTTGCGCCTCTTTCTTGACGGCTGATACTTTCCGAGGATTCGCGGCCCCCGAGCGCTAGGACGGGCCGCCCACTTCTTGGCTTCCGTGACATTGCGGAAGTCCTTGCGGCCCATCACCGGGTCGCCCTTGCGGTCAATGATCGTTGCGGTTGCACCCTTTCCGCCTGTGGTGACCATGACCCTCCGGCCATTTGGCAGGCTTGCGGTCTGCCTGCCTACCGAGCCAGCGGGCTTCTCCCACTTCAGCGCTGCGGGCTTGCGGGCAGGGGTGGAGGGCTTGGGCTGGGCCGCCACCGGCTTGGCGCTCTTGGCCGCCGCCCTCCGCATGGCACCGCCCAGCGCAGACCTGTCCGAGAACGACCGCACCTTGCGGACCCTCACGTTGTCGGCCTTGCCGCTCAGGAGGTTGCCTTGAGCGACCGCTGCGGTCCTGATCCGTGCCGATCCCTTGGTTCCGGTCTTGACTCCATCGCCTGCGTATCGGCCGTCGTTGTACGACTTGCTGGCTGTGCTCTTTGTTGCCGCAACCCGCTTCAGGTAAGCCTTGCCGGCCTCGGCCCTGGTCCTGAACGTGACGCGACCGCTGCCCCGTTTTGCCGGGTCATAGCTGCCAGCCCTGATGCGGGCGCTCTGCGCCGTGCTGCGGACCCCGAAACGCCGCTTTGCGATCTGCGCCTCTGCCCGCTGAAACTCGCTGAGCTTGGCCCGTGTGCCGATCTGGCTGGATGCCAGCGTTCTGTCCGTCTTCGGCTTGTAACCCGCCGCCGCCGACCTTCCCCGCTTGTAATTCTTGGGCGCCGCCGAGGCCACCGGCTTAGCCGCCACCTTCCGCCCTCCCCGAATCACCCCCGCCCGCGCCGCCATGCGCATCGTGGAGGCCGCCCGCGCCTTGCCGAGGCGGTTGGCGCCCCTGGTGACGGCCCCGCGTTGCGCTCGCAAGCTGAGGGTGCCCTGCAGGCTGCGATCAGCAGGGTTCTTGCCGGCCAGCTTGGCGCGGCTGCGGCGAAGGCTGCCGCGGGCCCCGAGGGTGCCGCCGGTGACCTTGGGCTTGGCAGCGCGGCGAGAGGCGGGCGTGCTGCGCTTCGGAGGGCCACCGCCGGGAGACGAGGCGAAGCGCCCGCTGTTGTCGCGCACGTAGTTGGAGCGCCTGCCTCTACTGCCGCCGCGGGCCATGGGATCGGGGTCTACTGCTGCAGTTTTCCCGTGGCCCTGGGCCTCACTTCATCGGCTTGGCCTTCTTGCCGCCCTTGGCCTTGCCCTTGGGCTTGGCCGCCTTCTTGCCGGGCTTGGCTGGCTTGGCGGGCATGCCGCCGAACATGCTGCCGCCGTAGGGCATCCCACCTGCTGGCATTGGTCTCTCTGGGGTGACTACCGCAGTTTTCCCAATCGGCCCTTCTTGCCGCAGTGCATGGCCTCAGCTCCGCAGCAGCATCCCCGCCCCGCCGGCTGCCCCCTGTGGCGCCATGCGCCGGCAGTTGAGGGCATTGGCGATGCGGTTGGTCAGCAACTCGATCCGCTCATCCCGCTGCCCCTGCGCCGTGGCCCTGGCGCCGCTGCCGAAACGATACCGGGCCTTCAGGAGGGAGGTATCCCACGAGAGCTTGCCGACCTGGCTTTGCTGCTGGTCCCGCGTGGGGGAGGTGCCGGGGATCGGGCCGTCGTACTCCTCAGCGTTCCCGAGGTGGGCAGTGCCGGCGTCGATCGCATCGGCCTGCGTTTCCTCCAGGTTCGCGATCTCATCCACCCACCCTTGAACCTGCGGCACGGTGGAGGGCGCCAGCGCAGCGACCGTGTTCATCTGCTGGATCAGCTCCGTCAGGCTGCCATCGGTGGCCGGCCAGCCGATGTAGGTGCGGATCAGATCGCGATCGTTGCGGGTGCTGGTGGCAGTGGGGCGCCAGAGCGGGTCAAGGGTCGGCAGGGTGGCCATGGATCAGGACGCGCTCAGGCTGCCGTGAGTTTTCCCGCAGCCGGATCCTCAAGGCCCACGCGGGGCCCGTGGAGACTGCCGAACCAGAACCGGCCCTGTGGGTCGAGGCTGTTGCTCAGCAGCCGCAGGATCTGCTCTCCCTCGTGGTCATCGGTGACGGTGGCCAGCATCCGCAGGCCCTGCTGAGCGGCGGCAGCATCGCGGCGGAGGGCGGCGACGCTGAGGGCTTGGAACAGGCGGAGGGTTTGGGGGCGGGTGGGCATGCCAATAATCAAACCGCTGCCTGAGTTTTCCCGCTATTGGAGCCCGCTCGTTTTGCTCTGAACCGGGCCTGTCGCGCTGCTCGATCGGCTTTGCCTTCAGGGGTGAGGCGTTCCCAGCAGCGGGAGCACAGCAGGCCGTGAGCGCCGGTGTGGGCCGTGGTGCAGCCGGGGGCGCTGCAGGCCAGTTTCACCGCAGGAGGCAGGAGGCCAGCCCGGCGGGCACGTAGGCGGCGCTTCCGCTCGGCGGCGGTGGGGTCAGTCGGCATTGGCGTCAACGTGCTTGTAGTCCACTGAAAACGTTTTGCCGTTGATTAGAACTTTGTAGATGCCGTAACGCTCTGAAATGATTTCAGCGGTTTGATCGGTTTTAAGAGTTGCCCAATTACCTGTTGCAAACTGAAGTTTTGCTCCGGCTTTGATTGTTGCAGTGGTCATTAGAGGCGATGCAATGGGATGGATCGCCGGGTAGGCCCCGGCGGGCCGTGAGATCAGGCCGCAGCCTGCCAGCAGGTAGGGCCCCAGATCGGATCCGGCTGGGTTGCCCCAGTGCGCCGCTTCCAGGCGTTGAAGGCGGTCAACTCGGGGAGGTTGGAGCAGGTAGCGGGGCAGGTCGTCTCACCGCAGTAGGCGGAACGGCAGGAGATCGGGAAAAAGCGTTTTTCGGGCATGGTTGGCTCGCTGGTTGTGGGGGGGGGCGGATAGGCTCCGGCGGGCCACTGGCTTACCAGCCGATTTCGCGGCTGATGCGATAGCTGATTTTCCGGCGAATTGCTTCGCGTAGCGCAATCTGCTGCTGGCTTGGCCTTTCAAGGTCCATCAGGGCAGAGAAAGCGCGGCGCTCCTCAGGGGGCACAACCGGCACGGCTGCGCGGTGATCGGGGGAATGGTTCTCCCACGTCCACTGCTGCACTTGGTCAATAGAAATGGTGGTCATCGCTGGTTGAGAGGTGTGGGGAGGGCTGATCCCTCCCCTGAAACCTCATAGTAACGCAGCCGTTCCCCTTCGCCCCTGTCTGGACAGGCCAGTTCACAAGCTGTAACGCAGGCGTTCCCTTGAAAGGGTCAGGGCTTGGGTCTTCTGAGGCGGCTGCGGCGGCGGGGGGCAGGGTTCGGCGAGAGGCCCATGGCCTCGCGGTAGGCACGCATCACCTGGAAGTCGTAGCGGCGGCCGGTTTTGAGGCCGGCGTAGGTTTCGGCGATGAACTCGGAGGGGTTGGTAGTGGCGTAGCGGCTTACGCGACGGGCGAGCCGGGCCATCTGATTGCCCCTTGCCGCCCTAGCTTCTTGGCTTGGCCCTTTCTGCGTGGCCAACACCCAGAACTGACCAAACGGCGTAGATCGAGACAAAAGATTCTTGTCCCTTGCGTGCCCCATTTCATGGAAAAAGGTGTGCATAGGCGCAGAGCTTGATTTTGCCCCTCTCCTGCGCTCTTTGATTGCAGCCGCAGCCGGATTAACCCAGCTAGTGTGCGACCTGTTAATGGTCATTTGCTTTGTGGCAGGGTTGTAACTTGCGACCGTGCTGCTGCCGCGACCGCTGTTGTATTTCACAGATAGTCCTTGGCCTTCAAACATTGCCTTAGTCGCTTGCGCGTTGGCGAGTCGAGCCTTTTTGTCATCATTCGTGGCTGATACTTGGTACTCCATGTTTGCAATGCCAGCCTGATACGGATTCCGCCCTTTCCTCGGCCTTGCCATAGTCCCCACCGGCCGCGCCACCGCGTTCATTAGTTCCCCAGGCCTGAGGCGGCTGGTGGCGGGGCTGCGGGGGGCCTTGGGCTTGGGGGTGGCCTTGGGCTTGATCGCCCCCGGCTTGAGGCCCTTCGGTTTGGCGATGGTGCCGCCAGGGCGAGCGGCGCGGGCCTTGAGGGTTGAGCGCCGCGGCGTGGTCATTGCCGCCCGAGCCCTCAGGCTGCGAGCGCTACCCACGGCGTCGGCAACGATCTGCGCCCGCTGCTGGGGGGTGAGCTTGTTCTTCCCTCGCGTCGGGCCGCTCCTCAGCCGCCCCACTTGGTTGTAGACGTTCTCCCGAACAAAGCGGGCATCCCCGCGGATCTTGCTGGCCCTGGTCAGCCGGGGATAACTGGGAACGGTCGCAGCCACGCCAACGCTTGCCCTGGCAGTGGCGACAGCCCTGCGAGCGGGCTTCTCAACGGTCTTCCACTGCTTGGCCAGCTTGTCCCGGTGCGCTTGGTCTGCTGCTGAGCGGTTGGCGATGCGTGAGGGAACCCGCGGGGCCGGCACTGCCCGCGCCTTGCCGCTCCTGCTGACCACCCCCGCCATCGGGGCCCGCTTCAGCCTTGCCGTCTGCGTTGCCCGCTGGTTCCCTGCCCCAGTGCGAAGCCTCCCTCCTCGTGCGGTCGCGCCGTTCTTGCCGACCCCTACGATCCGGCCCGAGTTGTTGCGGGTGAGGCGGTTCGTCCCCTTGGTGGCTGCCTGCTTCGGGGCGGGGCGGGATCGGGTGGTGCCGGTGCTCGCGAAGCGCCCGCGGTTGTCCCTGGCGTAGGTCCGCCTGCCCTTGCTACCGCCCGCCACTGGAACCGCTGCTACTGCAGGAGTTTTCCCGATTCCCCTTGGGCGCCCCTACCCCACCGGCGCCGGCGCCCGCTCAATGTCGGGATACTGCCGCCGCTCGCTGGGGGAGGGCTTGCGCACGGCCTCCTCCAGCACCTGGGAGGCACGGGCGAACGGCCAGCCCTTGCCGGCGGCAAACTCTCGGGCGGCGTCCTCGCGGGCCTTCTGCCAGTACGACTCGCGCAGCAGGGCGGCCCGCAGGGTGGGATCGGGCTCCTCCACCGCTTCGGTGGCCACGGGGGAGAGGCTGCATCGGCAGCGAGGATGCCCCGGCGCCACGATCTCATCCAGCCGGTAGATCCGGCCATGGCGCGAGGCGCACACCGGGCAGGTCCGCTCGTCCTTGGTGGCGATCCACCGGGCGTAGCCGAACCCGTTGCGGGCCGCTGCTGCCTTCTGCGCCCCCACGTAGGCGTTGGCGAGCTCACTGCGGGCGATCAGCTCGGCTCGCTGCTCCAGGCCCAGCCGGTTGTTCAGCCCCTGCGGATCGCGGGCCCCCTGCAGGGCGGTTCTGATCTCCCCCTCCAGCACGCGGGGCCCTTTTCCGCGGCCGATGCCATCGGTGACGATGCGGGCGATGTTGTCGCGGAAGCTCTCCACCTCGCCACGGATGTAGGCGCTGGCGGTGCTGGCGGCGGCCTCCACGGCGGCCCTGCTGGCGCCCACGAACGTGCTCTGCGCTGTGGCGTCAGGGTTGGCGGTCTGCGCGAGCTGCTGCCCCAGATCACCGCCAAGGGCCACCGCTTCGGCGAAGTCCTCGCGGTAGCGGCTCTGCAGCCAGGCCAGCTCACGATCCGACGCGAAGGCCTGGGCCAGCTCCAAGAGCTTGCGGAACTTGGCGGAGCCATCGGCGATCGAGTACGACCCCGGCCGGCGGGTCACCCCATCGGCGCTGGGCTGGTCGGGAAGCTCAGGATCCACGAACTGCCCATAGAACCGGCGCAGATCCCGCAGGGTGCGGGCCAGGGAGCGGCGCAGGGCCGCCTGCGTGTTGCTGACCGAGCGATCGGCCAGGGTGTCCAAGGCGGCGGCGTAGTCGTC